GCCGCCAACGCGAGCGGCGGGGGGCCGCCGCCAACCTATCGTTTGAGAATATCTCCAAAGGAATCGATTGGCATGCGCTATTCAGCGGCGTGGGTAACCTGAGCAAGGAGATTATGGGTCCGATGCTGGAACAGCTGCGCGCTTATGTGGAAACGGATGACTATAAACACGCGACAGCGGAAACCCAACAGCAGGTGAGCGCCTTGTTGCAGGAGCTTCGCAAGTATGTCGGCACGGACCAAGATATGACCTGGGAGCGGCTTGACGAAGCCATACAACAGTTTGCTAAGAGCGTGGCCGTCTACGACCAGTCCGTAAAAGATGAAGAAGCCGCCGTAGCCGCACGTGCGATCGGTAAGCAGCAGTTTGCGGACGGCATTATTACCGAAGCCGCCTATAATGAACTTGAGCGCAAGGCTCAGGAACTTGGCGATGCGACTGCAACTGCCCGATTAAATATGCAAGCTTTCGGCGAAGCCTTGAATCGGACTTCAGATGAAGTGGCCCACTTCACCAGTGGGTTGAGCACCGCCTTGAACAATGCTAAAGGCTGGACGGATATAGCCGGTTTTTCCGGGGTCCAAGGGTCGGTGGCGTCGATCGATGCCTTGAAGGGGACTTTGGATTCGCTCCTCCCCCGATTGAGCGATGGTTTGGGCAAGCAGATCGGCAGTGCGCTCTCTTCGGGTATTGGCGGTACGCTGTCATCCATTGGTAAAGATCTCTCGGGTGTATTGTCGAGCGGTTTGGGCAGCATGATCGGCATTGTGGCGCAGATCCCGCAACTGATGCTCGATTTGACCAACAGCATCAAGAGTTTTGCGACGGGCGTGCTCAACGCTATGACCGAATTCGTCTCCTTGCGCTGGATAGACGACTTGGTGGTGAGCATATTGGACGCTGTCGGCAACTTGATCGATGCGCTATTCGATTTGCCGGAGAACTTGTTCAAGGTTTTGGAAAACATCCTCGTAAACGGTGTTGGCGGTTTGATCGATGGCGTGTTGGGTCGTATTGGAAATATTCTCTCCTTCGGTCTGCTGAGTTCGAAGGGTCCGAGCGAATGGTTCAAGAACGGCAACGAAGCAGCGGTGGCAGCTTCGATTGATCGATTGACCAAGCGGAATGAGCTCCTGGCTCAGGCTATCGATGCGCTGACAGACGAGATGAAGAACTGCTCGCGGCACGACGGCCATTCGCTTGTCGAACGACGCTGAACAATTGCAGCGCGAGACGATCGAGAACTATAAGGGTATGGCTAAGGCGCAGGCCTCGTATCACTCTTCACATCATAGCTTCAACTATTATTGGCAGGGTTACAATCAGGAGCAGATCAATCGATTGAGTAAGCAAATCGGTCGCAAATGGGATGGGAATATTTGGAATCTGAGCCCGGAAGAAATGAAGATGCTGCGGGCGAACGTTGATATGTGGGAGCAGCTTCAGCGAACGGGTAAGGGCGGCTATGGTGATCGCGTTGCCGAAAAGCTGAACGCCTATATCGAGCAGGCCGGCAAGTTGGAAGAGATTACGAATGCTCTCTATGAGAATCTGACCACCACGACTAAGGATAATGTGTTCAGCGACTTCCTCAATTCGCTCTATGCTCTGGCCGGTGGTTCTGAAAAGGTATTTGACGAAATTGCAGATAACTGGCAGGAGATGGTCAACAAAATGGCTGTGAACAATCTGGTTGGTGCAAAGTTTCAGAAAAATCTGGAAGCTTGGTATGAGCAGCTTGCGAAACTGAACAAGGCCCGCACAAATGGTGAGCTTACGGATGCTGAATACAGGGCTCGACTGGATGCGCTGAAAAAGCAGTATGAGGATTACGTGAACAGTGCGAAGAACGACATCGAGCAGCTGCGGAACGAGGGCATCATCAAAGAAACAGATAAAGCCGGCGGCACGGCACAATCCGGCAAGAGTGGTGCCTTTACGACCATGAGTCAGGATCAAGCCACGAAACTTGAGGGACTGTTTGTGAGCGGACAAATGCACTGGGCGAGTATCGATGATCGCGTGGAAGACGTGGTTGTAAGGATGAGTGCCGCGCAGGAACATCTCCGCAGAATTGAGATCAATACGGGCAGCAGCGCGGAATCATTGCAGGAGATTAAGACCGGTATGAAGCAGCTTATTCGGGATGGTGTAAAAGTAAAATGATATGGATAAGATCTTAGAAGGTCAGGTGCTGATTAACGGTATCGACATATGGAAGACGTATGGTGTGTTTCTCACGGAAGAGAAGCAAGGCGGGCGAGAGAATCTGAACGCCATCCTCACGCCGAGCAAAACAAAAGATCACATCGGTGTGGATTTTCGCGAGGCGCATGGCAAGAAATACTCCAATGCGCTGCTTCCGGCGAACGAAGAGCGCGACGTGACACTTCACTTTGCACAATATGCCAAGACGAAAGATGCCTGGCTGGCCAACTATCTTGCTTTTATTCGCTTTTTGAAAGCGGGCGAGCAAGGTTGGTTGCGCATCAACTTCCCAAGCTTGGGGTTGACGCTACGCGCCTTCTACGTGGAGAGTAGTTCGTATCGCGCCCTGACCTATCTATGGAAAGAGGGTGTACAGGCGAGCCGTTATAAGGTGAAATTTCGTGAGCCTGATCCTATTGTTTAACGACCTTATAACTTGATTTGAATATGCTTCTAAGGCTGTTTGACCACTCCGGTAATGTGAAGGCGCAGATCGCTCCTGACGATAGTAGTACGCAGGTGAAGGAAATACAAGGCGACAACCTATTGAACCTTTCCTTCACGCTGTACAACTGTATTCAGATTGATGTAAATGACTATGTAGACTTTTTCGGTGAGCGCTATTGGGCCGTGGAGCAGTATGCACCGGCAGAGAAGAGCAGCGTCGAGTGGTCGTACAACTTCAGATTGTATGGCATCGAGAGTTTGATCAAACGCTTTCTTGTTCTGAACAACGTTGATGGCGGGAATGAGGCGGTCTTTTCACTGACGGCTCGGCCGATCGACCACGTGCGACTGATCGTAAAGAACATCAATGAAGGCTTAGACGGGCTGAACAACTTCAAGGTCGGCATCGTGGAAGGCTCGGACAACGTGACCATTGATTATACGGGTAAGTACTGTGATGACGGACTGAAGGCTTTGGCTGAAGCTGTAGGCACGGAATGGTGGATAGAAGGCACGACCGTAAACTTGTGTCGCTGCGAGCACGGCGAGGCTGTGGTGCTGGGTTATCGTCACGGACTGACCTCGCTCGATCGCGATAAGGCAGACAATGCAAAAGTGTATACGCGCTTGTTTCCTATCGGTAGCAATAGGAATATCGATGCGACGAAATATGGACACAGCCGGCTGATGCTTCCGGGTGGTGCGAAATATGTAGACGCGAACGTCGAAAAGTATGGCATTATTCATCACTACGAACAGCAAGCCTTTTCTCATATTTACCCCCGCAGGACGGGCGTCGTGAGCAGCGTACGCTCGAAGCAGGTTAAGGATAAGGAGGGTAAGCCGTTTACAATTTACTACTTTAAGGATAAGGATCTGAACTTTGACCCTAATAAGTATGAGATCGGCGGATTGGTGAAGCGCGTATCCTTTCAAGAAGGGAGCGAACTGGCGGGGCTGGGTACGTCGGAGGATCACTATTTTGAGGTGAACTATGACAGCAAGACGCAGGAGTTTGAGATCATTACGATATGGCCCTATGATGACGAGACGCAGCTGCCCGGTGGCACGCTGGTACCAAAAGTCGGCGATAAGTATATCCTGTGGAATATCCGCATGCCGGACGAGTACTACGGGCTGGCCGAGCAAGAATTCCGGACTGCAGTTGACGCGTACAACAAGAAGCACGCTTTGGACGTGAGCCGATACAAGGCTCCGACCGACCATGTATGGATTGAGGAGACCGGGACTGAACTTTTCGTGGGTGAGCGCATACGGCTGGAAAGTCGGGAATATTTTCCGGGTCAAGGCTATCGTTTGAGCCGTATTACGAAGATCAGCCGGCAAGTCAATCTGCCCGGCCGGATGGATTTGGAAATCAGCGATGCGCTTTCGACCGGCGCGATGGAGAAGATGGGTGATGCGATTAACGATGTGCGGAACTATGCGGGAACGCTCGTTGGTGCGATTAATGTGCCTGACGTGATTCGCAGTGGAGACACGACGAAACCAACGGACAGCAATATCTACAGCGCGCGGCGGTCGCATAAGGAGTTTTTGAGCAAGAAGGCGGCGGACACGGCGCAAAAGTTGATCACCTTTCTTGAGGGAATCTCTTTCAAAAACGGGGCTGGTATTGATGGTGAGGGCAATGCTTTGCTGAAAGCTATCCAGACATTGGGATTTGAACGCACCATTAACGGATTTGGTGTGTGGCTCGACGATAAAGGCAGAGCGCACGGACAGATAGACTACTTAGAGGTGATTGGCAAGGCTATCTTCCGCTCGCTGCAGATTGACGAGTATAAGCACATTGGGGGCAACATTGTGCTGTCGGGTGCGAATGCCATTATAGAAAAGGTGGTGCCTGTTAGTGGTGGCTGGAAATGTTACTTGCACACGGACGATGGCGACAAAGCTATAACGAACGATTGGGAGCCTGGCGACCAAGCACTATGCCAGACTTTCAATATCAAAGCTGGTGTTTACGAGAACGTGAGCAATAGATATTACTGGCGCGTAGTGTCGGCGGTGGCACAGAAATCGGTTACCGAAAAGGCATATATCGTTATTACTGCTGATGACACTTATCGGGATAAAAGCACGGAGAACGATGCTCCGAAGGCGGGCGACAACATTGTGCTTTGTGGGCATAACACGCTTTGGGATATTGCTCACGGTATTGACCCTACGCTGCATCGCAACCGCACGAATGTTACGATGATTACCACCTCGAAAGAGGAGGGTGGCACTATCGAAGTGTACCGCAATATTCACGACTTTTCGCTCTCGAAAGGTAACGCCATATTCCATCTGTCTTCAGACAAGATTTATATGAACAGCCAACGCTTCGAGTGGGTAAGCGCAGATGGCGAACGTATTCCTAACGTGATTTATCGTGGCGACTGGACACCCGGCACGGTGGCTGCTCGATACGAAGCGTGGTATTATGGCGGTGGCACGTGGCTATCGCTCGAAGATGGCAACACCGATGAACCCACCGCACAGTCTGCCCGATGGAAGCATTACGCAACCAAAGGCGAAGACGGCACATCTCCCTACACGGTGCAAATTCATTCGGAAAGTGGTGGCAACATTATACACAACGGGCAGGGGCAAATCGCCCTGGTGGCTACCGTGCTGCACGGCGAGCAGGATATTACAGCCTCGCTTCTGCCCAACCAATTCTCGTGGGTGATACAATCGGGCAATGCCGACTTCGACACGGCTTGGAACGCCCGACACGAGGCAATTGGCAACCGAACAACCATTAGTGCCGAAGAGGTGAACCTTAAGGCACAGATTGATTGTATAGTAAACATAGAATAAAATTTCACACAACATTAAATTCAAAACGCAATGGCAACAATTAAAGCAAGAGGACAGGTAACTATAGTAGACCTTAACGACGCAAAACAGGTGCAGCTGCTTATGGATATTAAGTATCCGGTGCAGATGTATAACCCCGACACAAAGGTGTTTACGCCCAACTTTGGTAGCGACAACAACGTGGTAACGCCAAAGGTTTACGTTACGGGCAACGGCACAAACCTTGTGAGCAGACTCACCGCACTGATATACAACGTTGGTGGAACGGTGGTGAATGCTGGCACAACAAACGGACAATACTCTGCGGCTGCCATATCGGCAGGAGGCGCACTCACCAT